TGAACTCATCCACGTATACCTTGAACTCAGGGATGATCACGGGCCAGCCTTTGAAAAGGTAAGGGTGATGCTCAGTGAGCGTGGGATTTACAAGAAGGGAGCGATAATTCGCGGCATGACGATTTTCTAGACTGTAGAAGTAAAACCCAAACCATAGGAGACTCAGAAATGAACACAGAAGCACCCGTTGTTGAAGCGCCTGTTGTTGAAGTTCCGACCAATTTGCAACCAGCAGTGCCCGCAGCGCCAGCAAAGCCCGCCAACGTGGCTATCACCACGGAAGAGAAACTTACATTAAGGGAAATCGAGAATGAGTTCCTGAAGGTGAAAATCGACATTGATCAGTTAACCCCGAAGTTGCAAGGTGCGCAGAAGAAGTTTGTTGCCACAGTCGATGCTTTGGTTCTGAAGTATAAGATCGACAAGACAAAGATGCAATTCGATGGAGCAGCGCTGGAATTCCGCAGTTTGTAAGGAGCCAGAGATGGCAGAAGAAAAGACTCAAACCTCCGAAGGTGAACCGAAAAAACCTTCGGAGGAAATTATCATGCTCAAGGGCGCTCCTGTAAAACGTCTGAGGGGCGAAGGCGGCAAATTTCAGAGGCAACCGAAAGCTCTTCCATCAAGCAGAGAATTTACCCGCGTAACTCGTAATTACATGCTGCAAATGGAAGTCGGCAAAGATGGGAAGATGACTAAGGGCTCTCAATCCAAGTATGAAATGATGGTAGAGAACTTGATGTGTATCGCCAGAGGCGTGAAAACCGTGCTAAAGAACGGGGACACAGTTGAGCGTGAACCTAAGGCAGACATGGCAGCAGCTCAGGCTTTCAAAGTTGTAACCGAGCGGGGTCTGGGGCAACCTCCTAAGGGTGACGAGGAATTGGATGCGATGAAGACTCAGACCGTACGTGTAGTCCTGATTCAGCCGCCCGCTGAGATGATGAACCGCGAGGTGAAAGAGGATAAACCTCGGGCAGAGTTGAAACCCGCGTTTATCGAGGGCGAGTTTGTAACGAACAAAGAAATCTCCTAGCTTAGCGGCTGGGGGCTAGGGCTGGTCGAGTGCCATATACACTCCCAGCCCGACCTTATATGGAGGGAAGCAATGATAGTTTACTTGGTTACAAACCTGATTAACGGTAAGCAGTATGTGGGGCAGACAGTAAAGAAACTGAACCTACGTTGGAATGAGCACACTTCCTGTAAGAGTAACGGAGCACTACACAAAGCCATTAGGAAGCATAAGAAAGAAAACTTCGTAGTGAGTGTGTTGCATGAGTGCGTCACTAAAGAGGAAATGGATTTTGTAGAAATATTCTATATTTCTCTGTTGAACACTCGGGCGCACAATGGCTACAATCTTACCGAGGGTGGCGAAGGAAGGTCAGGTTACCATCTGTCTGAAGAGGCAAAGAAGAGAATCAGTGAGAAGAACTCAGGGCACGTTATGTCTGATGAGCAGAAGGCTCAGATAAGTAAAAGGCACAAAGGTGTAAAGCGTGGTCCTCGTTCAGAAGAAACAAAGAAGAAAATAAGTTTATCTCATTTAGGTAAAGTAATTTCTGAGGAAACCCGTGCTAAGCAGAGTTTAGCTAGGTTGGGAAAGAAGAGAAAACCGTTTACTGAAGAAACTCTGAAAAGAATGAGCGCAGCACAAAGAACACCGAAAGCGTTACAACGTGTGCTAAATTTAAGAAAGATTAACTTGGGCTCAAAACGGTCTGAGGAATCTAAAGCTAAGATGAGCGCTGCTCAGAAATCAAGGCAGGCTAGAGAGAGACTCAGAAAAAATGCCGAGGAAGAAAGTGGTAGAGGAGAAAGTTAGGCCCGCCTATTTGAATGCGGACGGCACACTAGATGTTAGTAAGATTTTTAAACTCCAACCTAAGCAGACAGAATTGTTGGAGGTAAGAACTCGGGACGGGGTGCCTTATATAATGCCTGTCGCCCCACAGTGCCTAAGCGTTGGGGGCTTCCGTAGCGGTAAGACTACAGGGTGGTTGATGTATGTAATTCAGAACTATGTTCTCGCCTATGAGTGTTGTGACGCACTTATACTTAGAAGGACGTTTAAGGAGTTGGAGGCAGGAGTTATTCAAGACTTTCTCACCTTCGTTCCTCCAGAGCTTTATAAGTACGATGCAACTCGACACGTAGCCACATTCATGAACGGCTCACGAGTTGTTTTTGGGCACTGTGCTAACAATCGCATGCGGGATGGACTCGTCCCTTTAACCAGCAATGGTTGAATGATAACAGAGAGAATTCAGGGAACAACCCTTTGGGTCAATCCTGAGCCGAGCCTCAATAATGAGGAAGGTGCAACGACTATCCAGAAATGGAGTAGGGCTTAAGTAGGCTCGAAGCACTCTGCATCCTAATAGGATGATGATATAGTCTGAGCTTGTAGGTAACTACAAGAGAGTAAGTGGAAACGACTTACTCGTAACATTTCTGATTGAGCAATATCTGGGCAGTAGCTATCCCGCCGTGATCGTAGATGAGTGCGGTCAATTTTCTTCAGAAGCTTGGGGTATGTTGTATTCTCGTAACATTGTGAATGCGGCCTGTGTACACAATGCACATGGGCATCTCCCTATTCCGTTTATTGTTGGGTGCACTAACCCCCTAGGCCCCTACTACGAGTACTACCGTACGGTCTTCGTGCAGAAAGAACCTTTCGAAAAACCCGAGGGGGCTAAGCGTGACGACAACGGTGCATGGTGGGTAAACTCCGCTGGGGAGTGGTACAATATCTACGATCCTCAGCTCTACGCATACCAAAGGTCCACAGCGATGGACAATCCTGAGTTTCTGAAAAGGGACCCAGGGTTCATAGCACGTATGAACAGTCTGCCTAAGGCTCAGCGCGATAAAAAGCTTTTGGGACTTGATGGCGTAGCAGAGGGTCAGTACTTTTCGTGCTGGGACCCTTATGAGCATGTGATTGATTTACGTGAAGACCCAGAGGCTATCATTTGGCAGCCGTGGAACGTCGTCTGGGGCAGTCAAGACTGGGCGATGGGTTCCCATAGCAACGCAGCCTACCTATTCACCAAAGCATTGGTAAGAGCAGGTGTAGGAAAAGATTACAAAACAAAAACTGTGTGCTTTAAAGAATCCATGTCAGTCGGAGGAAAAACCCACAAAGAGTGGGCAGCAATTTTCAAGCACATGTGCAAGCTCCCTGACGGGACCCCTGTAATTCCTAAGGCAATATACTTCTCTCATGAAAAGTTTTCGAAACAGGTAAGTGCACACTCTCCTGCTGATGAATATTCAAGAGAGTTGATGGAGCTAGGGCTTCCCAGAGTAACCAGAGCAGCAGCAGCAGCAGGAGATAGAGTTGCCGGTGCTTCTATGATTTACAACTTGCTGCGCAATGGTGAGCTGGTTGTGCTGAGCAGTTGTACAGGAATTATAAATGCTTTTCCATCTTTGATGGTTGACCCTGATTTTCCCGACGACGTACTAAATGTAAACACACAAGGCGACGATGCTTATGACGCCTTTAGGTACGGTATTTATGGGTCGCACAAGTCAAAGCGTAAGCCAGAGTTAATGAGCATTGAAGAACACGCCCGAGAGCTTGACCCTCTTGCATCTTGGTTCTATCGTCAGAAGATGCTAGCTGACAAAGAGAGGCACAACACCAGCGTTCCTTTTTTGCAAAAAGAACAGCCCGTTTGGATGGGAAAGGTTTAGGAGACTCAGATGTTCGAATACACAGAGACGTTCGGAGCTAGAATACGTCAGTTCTTCAAGGAATTGTTCGGCAGTAGGTATGTGGAGCACCTTGAGAATGAAATTGCGATCCTTAGGCAGGACCACGATAGGACTTTGCAGGACCGTGATCACCTAATCGCAGCGTTGCGCGAAGAAAAGGCTATGCTGAACTCCAAAATCGTGATCTATGAAAACACGGTGATGTCTCACAGCTCACGTATGGGTGCCGAGGTCATTGCTTATCAAAAACCAAAGCCTCCATCTCCGAAATTCAACTTTACGAGTATTCCTCCTACGAAAAGTCGTTGGCAGGTTGTGCAGGAAGAGCACGAAGAGCAAATGCGTAGAGAATTAGAGGCAGAAAAAGAGAAACCTGCGGAAACCACCGCATAAGGAGGCCCTTGTGGCAGAGAAAAAGGAAAAGAAATGCAAATGCGGTGAGTTTCAGTCGTTCTCCGTCAACAAAGCGGAGAATGGGTACAAAATCAGCGTGTACT